CATAGTTCGTCTTGGTGTCATATGCCAGAGTAAGAGCAAGTTCAACCAACTTCAACTTGTCTTCCAGTTTCAACACAAGATGAACGTCTTTGATGTTATACTCAATAAACTTTTGATGATCAAGTCTGTAGAGTTGATGTAAATTATCATACTCATCATATGATAGTTTGCTTTCACCAAGTTCTACACTAGCAACAGTTTCTAATCGATAGTTCTCAATGTTTTTGCCACCAGGAGCATACCATTGATACAGTTCAAGATAGTCAAGAACAGAAATACCGATCAAGTCATAAACAGTTTGCTCTTTACCTTTGAACATGGTCTTTCTTTCTGAATAGACTGACCATGGCGACAACTTATTTACTACATCGTCCCCAAATAAACGTGTGAAACGATTGACAAGGTAAGGAACATCAAAGAACTTGATATTCCAACCAGTAACAACGTCAGGCCAATTGCTTGACCAGTCAGCAATAAAACGTTCACACAAATCGATTTCATCTTCGCAACGAACGTAAGTTTCTTCACCTTTCACCTCATAATTACCATAACCATAAACTGTAGTACCACCATTCAATTGATGAATGGCGATTGCTGTAATAGGCTCAGTAGCCTTGTATGGATCGGGAAAACCATTTTCTGAACCAACCTCAATGTCTATGAATACGACAGAGAGATGAGAAATATCCCAATCAATAATGCCTCTAAAATTGTCAGCAATGAAGGCGTATTCATAGCGTGTATTGCCGTAGATTTTAAAGTTTGAAACATCTTCGTAACGTTTGACAAAATCACGTGCCTCCCGAATAGTATCAAAAGTCATAGGCTCTAGTGGCTCATTGAATAATGAATGCCACTGAGATGGTTTATTAGATTGTAAAAACAAAGACGGAGAGTATTTGACTTTAGATTTAATACGTTTTCCGCTACTCACACCCCTAAACAAGATATGATTACCATGAACGCAGACGTTTGTATAGTATTTTGACATTAAAGTTTAAGACCCGCTGGTGCGATTTCAATGCGACTAAACATTCTTGTGTATTGAGATAGTAAATCGGTCACAGGCGTATTGACTGTTAAAATATCATCATACTTGAATTTGATGCCTTTGTCAAACTCTTCAACATAAGCAAGATATGGTGCAAAACCAACACCACCAGGATCATTTGCAGCACGTGGTGGCACAGCAATGACTTGCATAGGATTTTTTACTACAATATCATCACCTTGTTCAGTGACTTCACCAATAATTGTTTGATGTGTTTTAAATGTAATACAAACTATTTCACTCATACTGTTACCTTTGTAGATGGTTCATAAACATCAAGTGTTACCCACTTTTTTGGAAACAACATTTCACGACCAACAAAGTCGGCAATGTCATATGTTGGGTCATCAACAAGACCAATCAACTCAATCTTGTCATCGAAATCACGCATTACAAGATCATACTTGTATGCTTTAGGTAGTTTAGAATTTGCTTCTGCTAATTGTTTAGCTACTTTTGTAGTGTTGCTCATTATTTACTCCTCAAATTGAATAACTTTAACATCACACTGTTTCAGAAAGTTGATTCCCGCATCACTTCTGTAGGTTTCTTTGAAATAGACCCCCTTGATTCCCGACTGATATATCATTTTAGCACATTCTAAGCATGGTGCGTGGGTAATAAACATTGTTGCCTCATCACTTGAGTTTGTTGATCTAGAAACTTTTGCCAATGCGTTACTTTCAGCATGTAACACCTCAGATTTAGAATGTAGTTTTGACCATCCATGTGCCGTTTCGGTATAACCATTATGCAACATAAATTTGTCACTTTGCTGACATTCAGATTTTAGCACATATTCAAGTTCTTCGCAATTATTATCCCAACCAGATGGCATACCATTGTAACCTATGCCAATAATGGTATTGTCTTTGACGATTACACAACCCACCTGTAATCTTTTTGCTGTAGAAAGTTCAGCATAAACACTTGCTGCTTTCATATGGGCTTTCACAAACTTTGTCTTCATATAGTAAGCACTCACTTCATACGTAGTGCATGACGAAAAAATTGATTTGATTATTCTAATATAATAAGTGGCACTCTAGCCACGTTTATCTTATTAGCGTGTAAAAAGAAAGGAACAAATCTTTCACCAAGAAATCCTGGATAGCGCCAAGGCAAAGGTTCTGATGTTGTCTGCTGTGTGGGATATGTCTTTGATGTGTTTTGCCACACGTATTCTAATATTTCGAATAACTCAGATGCATACTTTCTGAATAATTGTTTACGCATGACGTAACACGTTTCAAAACTTGCGCCGTTCTCATCCCACCAGTTCATACTACCTCTGTAATCTGGCAATAATTTTTCAATGCCTTCAAGAAACAGATTTAGATACTCTTCTGGTTGTGATTGTAGATACTGTGTGCGAACAGAGTAAGGCAATGGTGTAATTGGGTTTGTGATAGCATCGTGTGTTTCAAGAAGTTTCAGTGCTGCTGCTTTCTGTTCATCAGAAGCCATGTAATCAGCACTTTCTTTTGTTGGTGGCATTGCTGCTTTCAACACATTCTTGTCTAAGTCGCCTTTGAAATCAAGATAACGACGATATGTTGTACATCCGATAAAGTCAGCACGTGCGTGTTTCCACAAGTAATACTCGGATGCTTGTTGACCTAATGCACGAAGAAACTCATCTTCGTTAAGTGTGCCATAATAATGACGATATTCGTATACACTCTTGTGATGAGAAGTGTTTATCCAGTTACCTGGTCCTGGTGGATGCCAACCATAAGGGGCATGACTACCGGCATACGCAGCCTTCAACCAAGACGATTCGTGATTAAACGGAAAGTCTTTATGAAAATGACTTACCATTAACAGATCAGTCATCTTGTGTCTCTTCTTTTCTCTTCTTCTTGAATTCGATGCGTGGCGCAATGATCGCTTGAATCATTTCACGCTTGTAATCAAATTTATTGTCACCCCTAAGACCTGCTAATAAAATTTTCAAGTCTTTTTTCATTTTAAAATTTTGATTAGGTTTCATTACAAAGTCCTAAAAATATATCAACAAAGTGGGGCTTGCGCCCCACTCATTACGCAGCCTGTTTTTCTTCTTGTAGAAGTTGAGGCTGGAATGTTTTGAGTTCATTACCAATCTCAATCTTACGTGGTTTCTTATGCTCTGGAACGATGTTCTCAAGTCCAATGCGTAGAATACCATCTTTATATTCTGCACCCTTTACTTCAATGGTGTCAGCAATAGTGATTGACTTAGTGAAAGAACGTGTACCAATACCACGATGTAGATATTCCAAGTTTGGTGTTCCTTCAATCTTTTCACCTTTGATAGTCAATGTATTTTCTTGTACCTGAATATCAATTTCATCTTTACTGAAACCAGCAACGGCAAGTTCTACCGCATACTTATTTTCATCTATCTTGATGATGTTATGTGGTGGAAAGTTATTTACTGGTTTAGTTTCATTCAGAATTGATTCTACATCACGAATAAAGTTTTCAAAGCCAAGTGTCTGATGAAACAATGGTCCAAAAGCAATACGTCCTACTGTCATAGTTTTCTCCTTTTTAAGCAAGTTAAATTACGTGACCCCGAAGGCATCACGACTTACTTGCAACCACAAATGCTGTGCGGTTGACAAGATAAGTTCTTTGTGGATTACTTTGACTAAAGACTTTAATAAACTCGTTACTACCTTCTTTAATCACGTTATCGTAATCCCTAGTATACACTTCTTCTTTAGTGTATTTATTTATCAGTTTGATCGGATTGTTTTTCACTTTGCTCATGATGACTCACCATTTACTCTTTCTTCTTTTTACCGATATTATATTTGGCAACTAATTCCCAATCATCTTTCTCTTTGAAAGAGATGATTTTGATTTGATGAATTGGCGCCATGTTGTTTTCAATTATATCATAATTCACAACTTTAATCAAGCCCCACTCTTCAAGTAAATTGGCAATAGCGTTACGTCTTTGTATATCATTTTCGGTAATCGTTGATGGTTTG